AAAAACCGGCAGAGAGCTTTTAGAGATTCTTGGTGCATACATATTTCCGGATACCAAGTCTGTGAAGTGTGGGATTCGGAACTGCCGTACTCCGCATCGGCGCGGCTATTTGATTAGCACCACAGATGGTCTGGAAACGAACATAGGAAATGTCTGTGGAAAAAAACACTTAGGAGCAATATTCACCGAGAAGACGAGCCAGTATAGAAAGAAGCAGGCCTATCAACGGAATTTAGAACAGTTTCATATTGTTAAATCTCGCGTTCAGGAGTTGTGGGGAGAGCTGGATGAACTAAAGCTTGCGGCTGAGCGAGTGTCAAAGTTAAAAATAATTCTAAATAAGTGCCATCCTAATGTCGTTCGTGCTCTTATTAATCGCAGTAAGGTCAATGATGCGGTTCTAGGTGCTAGTATTCCCATGACTCGGGAAGAGGCAGAGCGTCTGTATGTCCATGAGGCGAAGGAAAGCGTAGATGGGAAGGTGCAGACTTTTGAGGCGTGGCTGGCAAAGGGATGGCCCAAGAAAAAGGTAGTGGCTGGCCAAATCGCTGGTCTAAAGTTCTGGACCAATGATCTCCATAAAGCACTCAGACAAGAGATATTATCCCCGGCTGAGGAATTGCGTAATATGGATGTGAATAGCGTTGATCAGTTAAGCCTTAGGAGGCTGGCCGAGTTTTCACGTTGGTCACAGCAGTTGGATGCAAATATGGAAAGAGCCAGAATCATAATTTCAGATGGTGAGGCGTTTTTTGAATTGCAAAATATTAAAATGCTAAGGCTGTTGGGGGATGAGCTTGATGAAGCGTCCAGTCTACTGTTAGAGCCAGCTCTGCATGGGTTCAGAACACAGGCAGCGTGGTTCTATGGGGTAGGCGGGTAATTTGATTTCTTGTTTATTTATATGAGTTTAAATTTTTTAATCCAAATAAATAAAGCTGTTGAACGGTTAAACTCTGCTGTCTAGCATGAAGTCTCCAAACAAAAGGAGGCATGAAATGGCAAGCTCTCTTGCTCCACGTCAGGTGATTCGTGATGGACAGTTCATCACCTCACCGAATGGGAAATACAAATTGGTCATGCAAGCGGATGGCAACTTGGTCCTTTACGAGGATGGAACCAAGCCTATCTGGAATACAACGCCGGTGGGGCCGGGTGCGAAGGCGGTAATGGAGTTTAACCTTAACCTTTACAATAAGGCTGGGCAGGTGGCATGGTCTAGTAATGTATACACTGCATATCTGTTTGAAGAGTTCAAGGATGAGGCGTACCTGAATCTTCAAGATGATGGGGACTTCGGTATATTTTCTGACGAAGCGAAGTGGGGGTCGATAGTTCTTTCTCGCCCTGAGGTTGGCGTGAAAAACAAGATTATTCCCACAGGTACGGTAATGGTTCCTGGTACCGAATACATCAATGGAAACTATCGCCTAGCGTTTCAGGGAGATGGCAACCTAGTGATCTATCAGATCAACCCTCAAGTGGTTATTTGGGCTACCTACACTATGGGTGCAGATAGAGCAGTAGTGCAAGAGGATGGAAATTTTGTTATCTACAAAGGAACTACCGCTCTTTGGCATACTCACACTGCGACTGGAATGCCTGCGTACCTTAAGTTTACCAACACTGGTAAACTATTTTTGAGTCAGCCGACCCTTCTTTGGACTCTTAAGCGCGGCTCTTTAAGTAAACCACCGAAGGTGATTCCCGGTCAGCATGGTCCTCTGGACACCACTCCAATCTGGTCTTGGCCCCACGACTATCCATAATCGGCCGTCTTTCTCGTAAACCTGCAGGGTGCTTAGTCATCCTGCAGTTCTACCAGTATCGAGCAGATTGCTCCAGGCGAGGTCGCCTCGCGATTCTGGAGTCAGCTTCACAATGGTATTACTGACTAGACGGCTCTTACGCGGCCTGCACGTGCCTTGAGTGTCCTGCCCTCGACGACGAGGAGGAGAAATTCTCCACGGCCTCTGCCGTTGCCGAGGTGGATTGAACCGATTACTACGCCCGGCTTTTCCGGTCCTCTCGGGTTCTTAAGGATCACTGATTGGCCTGGTCGGAATGGGGCCATTTTCGTTTCCTTGCGTTGCTTTGGGTACATCCAAAGCAGCCCTGTTTCCAAGGCTGCTCAGTGATGTTCCCTACCGCGTTCGCCTACTGGGCTTCTACAACCCGCGGGTGGTGCTTCTGGTGTATCTGTGAACCGCTCAGCCGGCATGCCGAACGTCGCAGTCTTCTTGCTCGGACGCTGTTACCCGCCACCTGCGCCTGGGCGATGATTTCTGTCCTCACTGCAAGCGCTTTCGGCGCCTGTTCGCTGTGTTCCCCACCTTTCGGCGGTACCAGGTACAAAGCCACCATCTGAGTGACCCTGGCAGGGAGCGTGAGCAGTGCAGACCCTCGGCGCGCGATTCCAGATGCGTCGCGTCAGCCTTGAGCCTGGCCGGCAACCAGAGGCCGGCATGGGTTCCCAAATTGTCGAAAGAGCGGTCGGCTCGGTGGCCTGGCCAGCGGTGTGTTGCTGGCGTTGGATGAATTATGCATCAGCGCATATGCATGTCAATGCATTGATGCAATTTTTTATGCGCACGGATATGCATGAACGAAAAAGCCCGCGCTTAGGCGGGCTTCAAGAGGGAAGGGAGGGACTAGTGGTGGAGTTGGCGAAGTAGGGCGTCAGGCCCACCGTGGAAGTCGATGAAGCGGCCGAAGGAGTGGCCATCCTCACCCAAGAAGAATGCGGAACGGTGGATTAGGTTGACCTTGTCGGTATCGCTCAACGGGCAGGCCATGATCCGTTTTACAAACAAGAGAAATCGCAGGTAATCACCGCCGTTTCTCGGCCAGGGTGTAGCACCTCTGCCCATGCATCGCAGGCGTAACTCCTCGAAGTTCGGCATTGTGCGCGGTAGCCACGTACCCTGGCGCCCATCTTTCAGGCCTGGTACGAGCGGAGGGTAAGTGAAGTCCGTTGTGATGCGACCATGCTGCTCCAAAACGGAAAGTGGAGTAGCTATGGCAAGCACAGCGAAGAGCTCTTGAGCACGGAGAAAGGATTCGTCGCGGCATTCGCCCTTCGTTTCGTACGCCGCCAGGTCCTTGAATGGAGAGTAGCTACCGATCACTGCGCGGCCTGGGTAGGAATGATCCATGGCGAGCAGTTGGATTGTTTCAGGGCCATCGTAGATCAGGCCATCAGCACGGGTGCCCGGCGGCGAGCGGAAGATTGCCCAGTCCAGGAAATCCTGGTCGGGGCCGGCGGTCGCCTCGGCGTCTCGGTCGTAGATGACCTGATCGCCTTTGGTGAGTGTGGCGATCGCGCCGGCACCGTGCTGCTGGACCGCCACGAGGATGTCGATCTTTTCCTGGTAGAGCAGGCGCTGGCGGATGACGCTCTCACGCTCGTCGAGGACCTCAACGGCCAGGAGCAGAGCGGTCAGTTGTTCATCATCCATCCGGCCTGCCACTGGGCGCGCAAGCGCCTTCAGAAGAACATCGCGCCCCAGAACACACGGCCGATGATCTCGATCTCATGAGCGACAATTTCATCCTGTGAGTATTCCTCATCGGGATGTTCGTCGCGGTTGAAGCTGCGAAGTCGGATGCCTCCGCCCGGCAGCCGGTAAGTCTGTTTGACGCGGAGTAGGCCGCCGTGATTGATCGCGTAGAGGTCTCCATCAACGATCCGGGTATTGCCGACATCGACCCCGACAGTTGCGCCGTTACGGAGTACCGGCTCCATGCTGTTGCCCGTAATAGTCACGCATCGTGCATTGGCAGGGTCTACCCCCTGCTTCTTCAGACTGTACTTCCCGAAGCGCAGGCTACGCCTCGAATTCACCTCGACCGACATCTTGCCACTTCCTGCGGCCAACTCTACCTCCTTAAGGAATGGGACTAGCACCTCATCAGAAGGGAGAGGCGTGCTGTCGTCCCAGACCTCAATCGGACCGTCCATCGTCGCCTCAGGCTCTCGAACGACTGCGGGGATAGGCGCAGTGCCAATTGACACCCTGCCGCGCAATTGGTCTGTGCTCAAACCGAAGTATTCGGCGATTGGGTAGACCTGTTCATCCTTGGGCGTGGCGATCTTGCCGTTAAGGATTCGGGAAATGGTGGATTGCCCGACGCCAGTGCGGCGACTGAGCTCCGTCGGGGATATTCCATGCTCCGCCAGAAGGGCGGCCAGGATGTGCTGGATCGTACTTTTTTGCATGGATGCAATGCTGCCAATGCCTTGTGCATAGGGGAAGAGTCCATTTATGCGTTGACAGTTATGCGGCAATGCATAGACTGTGCATATCTCCAGAGGAGCATGCACATGACTACCCCCACCCTGGCCACGAAGGTCAAAGACCTCCTGGCCGCCCGCAAGACCTACCGCGCCATCGCGGAGCGAGCTGGCTGCGATCCCTCCACGATCTTTCGCATCAGTAAGGGCGCCATCGAGAACCCCAGCTACTCCGTGGGTTCCGCAATTGACCTCATGCATGCCGAGTTGACGCCTGAGCAGCAGCTCGCGCACCTCCAAGAGGCCGGCTGATCGCAAAGAGCGACGGTTTTCGTTGAAGGTCATCCATGACGGGGACTTCCTGCTGGTTGATCGGATGCCAATAGCTTCGCCCAGGAGGGCCACCATGCATACGTCGAATCCTCGACACGAAACCCGCGATGCCGTGCTGATCGCCATCGCCGAGGACATGATCGCCCGGACCAGCATGTCGCAGGACGGGTTCGCCGAACGCTTGAACATCGAACTGAACCTGCGGGCGCCGGAACGCTGCCGCGCCAAGGACTACCCGGACCTGAAGGCCCTGGAAGGCGCGGCCACCAGCCACGTGGACTACGCCCGGATCTACAAGAACTGGAGCAAGCGGGTGGAGCGCTGGCTCGACGGCGACGTCGAGATCCCGGCCTGGATTGAAGAGTCATGGGTACAGGCACTGGAGCAACCCTGGCGCGAACGCGCGCTGCTGGAGTTGTCCGGCCGGTACGGCCTGCTCCCGGTGCGGCCGGTCGTGGCTGAGGGCATGGACGCCATGAAGGTGTTCGGCGCGCTGATGCGACGCCTCGGTGATGTCGCCGGCGTTGGCACCAGGGTCTTCGACGACATGGTCCTCGATGCGCGGGATGGCCAGTTCCTTCCGGACCTGATCAACGCCCTGGACTCCACTGCGGCGAAATGCACCACGCTCAGCCGCATGGCTAAGTCGGTTCTGGCGGGCGAAGGGTGATCCGTGCCGTCCTTCCAGATCAACGACGAGGAGCGGGAGGCGCTCCGCGGCCTGCCCATGCTTGCCCGCGAGATCTACGTGTTCGCCCTGCGCCCGTTCATGGACTTCGCAACAGGCATCGTCGGAGAGCGGCGCGGGATCTCTTGGAAGTCGATCGCCGAGGAGCTCTACGTCGAGCCGCACCAGGGCATCAAGGGCGGGGAGCCCTCCGAAAAGGAACTGCGGCGGGCGCTGGTCTGGCTGCAGAAGGTGGGTCTGGTAGGCCCCAATCTGGCGGAAAGGCGCCTGATTTTTGAGTTGCCGAAGGCTTCACGGGATCAATCCGTCCGAAAAAAAGTGGGCACTAAGTGGGCAGATGAAGCGGGCAGTTATGTGGAAGGGTCGGAGCCCGGTAACTACGCGGCTTTCCCGGAAAAAGAGGGCAGATATGTGGGAGGGGGTGAAAGTGAAAAAGTGGGCACACCTCCGGTATCCGATATTCCTCCTACTACTCCACCGCGCGAGGACCCGCAGCCCGGACAGCGATTCCCCATGCATGACGCCTGGCTACCCAGCGCCAGGGGCTGGCCCGCGACACTGACCCGTAACGGCATGAAGAACTACCAGCTACGCGACGAGGATCTCCTCGAGTTCCGTAGCTACTGGATCAACCGCCCCGAGAAGTATCAGTCCCAGGGCCAGTGGGAACACGAACTTGCGCAGAACCTCCTCCGCAACCAGCGCTTCGACCAGAACAGGAGCAGCTATGGAAACCAAGCAGGAAACGCCGAAGGCCAAGCCGGCCATCGTGCCGCAAAGCGCGGCCTCTCACATCGACAGGGCCCTCGCTCAGCCGTCGACCGCGTCAACGCCATCGTCGCAGCCAACGAGGCTGCCCGACAGGCTGCTGGAACGGCTCTGGGTGAAGATGACCGAGATGTACGGGCACCGCTGGACGTCGAGTTTTGGCGACAACCCGAATCCTGACGGCGCCTGGGCTACGGTGCTCCAGGGGCTGACCGGCCAGCAACTGGCCCACGGACTCAACATGCTGACGTTCATGGGCAGCCGGTTCGATTGGCCGCCGGCGGCGCCGACATTCCGGGAACTCTGCTTGAGCGTGCAGCCGGAGTCGCTCGGTCTGCCGGACCACGACACCGCATTCAACCAGGCTCTGGCGTGCCGCTACCGCCACCAGGTGGTCAAGGCCGCCGCCGAGGCGACTGGCGTTTTCGATCTGCGCACCGGCGAGGTGAACGACGATCGCCTCCGCAAGCGCTTCGGGTTCCACTACGCCGAGATGGTCCGGCGGTGGGCAAACAACATCCCGCTGAGCCAGCCCGTCATCCACGCGATTGAGCATGACACCGGGAAGAGCCTGCTGGACCTGGCCGAGGATGAGGCCGAGCGGCAACTCCGCCGGCGGATGCAAGCCCAGGGCCTGGATGGGCTCAGTGGCGCACAGGCGCGGGAACTGCTGCTGGCCAAGATGCGCCGGAAAGCGCCGGAGGTGCGCCGTGATGCATGACCTCCGCCCGGTGATGTTCACCGTACCCGGCGAACCGGTGGGGAAGGGGAGACCGCGTATCGGTCGTGTCGGCGCCCACGCAAGGATGTTCACGCCGGCGAAGACGGCGAACTACGAGGGGTTGATTGCGCACAGCGGACAGCAGGCGATGGCAGGTCGCGCGCTGTTCGAGGGCCCGGTGCTGGTCGAGCTCGACATCGCGCTGAGCATCCCTCAATCGATGTCGAAAAAGCGGAAGTCGCTGGCGCTGGCCGGCGGCCTGTACCCCACCAAGAAGCCCGATATGGACAACGTGATCAAAGCGATCTACGACGGCCTGAACGGCGTTGTCTGGAAGGACGACGTCCAGGTCGTGAAGGCGGTGGTGGGGAAGCGCTACGGCGAAACGCCAGGCGTGCGAGTGAAAGTCGTCCCTCTCCTCGAGGGCGAGCAGTGACTACAGGAAACTACAGGGGAGAGTCGAAATGAGACTGATCAGCGCGCGCCAGGCTTGGCAGGACGCGTACCACATCCCGGGCGCGTCGGTGATGGCGAAAGCTATCGAAGACGCCGAAGAGGCCACGCGGAAGACCAGGGCGAAGCGCCGCAAGAAACTGGTGGCCCGCTTCCCCGAGGGGTACCAGGGCGAGAGCAAGGAGCCGGAGGGCCTGTTCCCCATCGACTCCCAGATCATCGCCGCCTACGAGACGCGGACCGGGCGGGCCGCGGGAAACCTGAACCGCTGCCAGCACATGCTCGCCGCCGGCAAGGTGATGCATGCGATCAGCACGCTACCGGCGCCGCTGCAGCATCTCGGACACTTCCTGTACTCGCCGCTGGCGAACGGGGTCGACCAGAACCGCGCGCAGTCCTTCCTGTACTTCTCGGCGGATCTCCCGAAGATGAACAAGCCCCGCCAGGAGGTCGCTTACTGGGTGGCCTTGGCGGCTATGCACTCGTGGAAGGACATGGTCAACGGCCGGGAGGAGTGGTGGCCTGGCAAGGTAATCCAGTTCCTGGCGGACTGGCCCGGGTTCGTACTGTACGCCGCGAATTGGGAGCGTGACTGGGCGGCGATCTGGGAGATTTTCATGCAGGAGCTCAATCGGCTGGACGCCCAGGCGCTGGTGCCGGTGGCGCAGGTCGTTGCCGCCCAACGAGACGCCGCTTGACATTTTGATAAGAGATTTGGGAGTATTTTCCCAG